AAGAATAAACGATATAAATGGCGGAAGAAAACGAAGCGAATAAGATCCGTGAAATATTAAGAGAATGGGTTTCATTGGACGACGAAGAACGCAGACTTAAACAAGAAATCAAGAAAATTCGTGAAAGAAAAACCGCTAATTCAGAAAACATATTGAAGTTCATGCGCGACAACGAAGTGGATAACTTTGCATTAGAAGGAAATGGAGTTGGTAAACTAAGTCGTTCAGTCCGAACATCCCGTCCTCCTTTGAGACGTGAAACAATAAGAACACAATTACTTATTCAATTTGCTGATCAGCCACAACGAGTTGCAGAAGCTCTTCGCCAAATTGAAGGCATTGAAGAAGGCGATGATATGACTTCAACAACCGGAACAGTCCGTGAAGTCTTACATAGATCTCTTCCACGTCAAAAAAAGACAATGGTCATGTAAAAATGTAATTTATTTCATTTTTTTATTTCGTAAGTCGTGCAATCGCTTCTTTCGCAGCTAATTGCTCGGCCTGTTTCTTTGTAGGAGCAGTTCCTATTCCCAATTGCGTACCATCATCATCCACTGCTGCCATTGTAAACATATTGGTAGCAGCCGATATAACTTCGTATTTTGGTGTTCTGTGGAACTTTGCTTGAATAAGTTTCTGCAATTGTTCCTTAAAATTACGATTATTCAGAAGGATCTTCGGAATATCGATATACAATTCAATCAGACAAACTACAAAGTCATATATAATTTTGAAATTTTTATTGCAATCAGTCCATAAGGCTCCGATAAATGCTTCTAAAATATCGCCAAGCTTTTTAGTGTTTGTACGACCAGAACACATATCTTGATTGTGTCTGGAAATAACATAATACTTGTCTAGACCAATTTTTTGACTAAGTGTTCCTAAGGTTTCGTTACACACAATTTCTTTTTTCAAATCTGTCATAAATCCTTCATTTTCTTGTGGGTATCGTTCCATCAAGTAAGTTGAAACGCATGCTCCTAAAATAGAATCGCCTAAATGTTCTAATCTCTCATAAGATTCTTCAAACAAACCTAAACATTCTGTAGGTTTATCGACTAACTTCATTTTGTCACCGTTTGGAGTTACATACTCTGCACGTTTTACGTAAGATGAATGTACCATTGCGGTTTGGTAATGTTTTGTTTCTTGGACCCTGAAATCGCAATTGTGTTTATTAAGAATCGCTTGAATATCCGTTCGGGTAAACAAGCGATTTTCTGGATTGTAGGGGTTATATGTTTCTTGAAACGCAGGCATCTTTCTTAATACTTACTCTTTTTCTTTCTTAAAGTTCGTTTTCCACGACGAGATCTACCTGCAGTTCTTGGGTAAAATGTATCCACAAAACTATAAGCACTGGTTCCCAATGAAGAACGAACGACCTTATCTAGTTTCATCCAATTAGTATGAAAAAGAGCAGCTTCGTCTGGATGTTGAGCCTTCAAAGCAGTCAATGTTGAACGCAAGTTTGCTTCAATTTGAGGTTCATATCTTTCAACAAGCATAGGAATTTGTCTCAATACTTGTTGGCGAGCCACATTTAACAACGACGACATTTAATTTTATAAAAGATGTTATTCCGGAACCGTGCGTGTCAAATTAAATTCAGTAGCCACTAAATCCTGCTTGCGTTTTTGGATAATGAAGTTTGTCAATCCGTCTGCATTAGGACTTGGATTGTCCTGAAAATACGCACTGATTAATATCATTAATTCTTTTTGGGACAACGACCATGGTTTTGAGTATTCACCTGGTCTCTGAATTTGAATAGTAGATCCGTCTTCTTCCAACTTCATCTTACGAAAAGAGTCAAACGAAGGACTCTTGATAATTTCGGTTATTTCCATTTCTACTGCCTTTCTAGCATCGCGCTTATCATACACCACTTTATTTAACTGACGCAATTCGTCATCTAATTCGCGGTATTCTTTTATACGTTTCTTGAGTTCGAGTAAAGCTTCCGACATTTTATGCTGTTTATCCTCAATATAAAGATTATCCGTTTTCAATTATAATGTATTTCGATGCAAAAGAAATAGAAAACTTGCGCCAAGTTTACAATAAAGAGAACGCAAGTGAGGCTCCTATTCCTAAAGGAGATGCAGATAAAGTATGGAAAACCATCCAGTACCGTTTACGCGACAAGTGCGACGACGGAGCTACAGAATGCATTATCGTTTCAATGCTTAATAAACCCAAAGGTCCATCAACGTGGAAAACCAATCCCGAAGAATGGTTGTCTTCGGTGAACATTGACGAACTGGAACGTAAATTCCAGGAGATATTTCCGAGATACCTTTACCTTGGAACAATTCCCATAGATTTTGGTAAACATTCAAAAACGGGTCAATGTTTAGTTAGTTCTTTGTGTTCCATGGACATTCGGACCATATACAAAAAAGGATTCAACCAAATAGGTATTGTTTTTAATACAGACGTAAGCACTGGACCGGGGCAACACTGGATTGCATTGTTTTGCGATATAAGACCTGAACTCGAAAATCCAAGGATCACTTACTTTGATTCGTATGCACACAAACCCGAGAAGGAAATCCAACTCTTAATGAAACGATGGAAAGAGCAATGGGACTCAACGAAGATCCATGCTAAACCAATGGAAGTCACATACAACAAAACTCGTCATCAATACGAAGATTCAGAATGTGGAATGTACTGCTTGTATTTCCACTTATGTTGTTTAGTGGGTATATCCATGAAAGACCGTATTCCAGATAAAGTTGTGCGCGGATTTCGTAGTTTATTATTCAAATTATAAGTCAATGAAGTTCAGAGGATACATGATAGCTGTTGGTGGGTTATTGATTTTAGGAGCTATATGTTATGCTTTCTTTGCATCCATTAATTCGTGGCGTAAATTATAATGGAGTGGTTTGAACAACTCATTATAATTGTATTAGCTCTTGTAATTGTATTCACTATAGCGTTTATAGTTTACAATTTGGTTTCTCCTTCGGAAACGAAAGCAATTGTAGCAGCTACCCCTCTTTTTGATTCATACAAAACGGTGATGAAATTAGCACCTTTAGGATGTCCTGTTACACCTGCATACCGTTTATGCGACTACTACGTAGCATCTTCTGCTTACTCTTTATTTCCAGGTTCTAAATTGTACGATTACATTACCGACGGAGTTATTCCCATGCTGATGCCTGCAGGACCAAGATTAGTAGAACTTGATATTTACGCAGACGAAAACGATAAACCAGTTGTAGGATTGAAGAACCAGAAGTTAGGTGTAGATTACGCTTACAATACAATTTCATTTGAAGCATGTTGCGTAGCAATAAACAACAATGCATTTAATTCAGTTGTGTGTCCCGTTTCGAGCGATCCTTTCATGCTGAGCTTGGTGTTCCATACAGATAAAACAACGGTAATTAATGCAGCTGCCCAAATTTTGAAAGATACATGTAGTTCGCGCTTACTTGACTCTTCGTTCAGTTACCAACGCAAGAACGTAGCTGTTGAGCCAGTATGTAATCTCCAAAACAAAATGATCATTTTATCCGGAGGAGCAATGAAAGGTACAAAGATGGAAGAATTGGTGAACTTATCTTGGTCAAGTTCAAGTTTAAGAAGATTGACTTATACTCAAGCCTCTCAAACACATGACAATACTGAACTCATAAACTTCAATCGCGATAATATTACGATGGTAGTTCCGGATATATCTGATGACTTAACAAACGTGAATCCTCAAATCTTGTTTTCTTACGGATGCCAATGGATTTTAATGAATTATGGGTCTACAGATAGTGCAATGGAGACCTATATTGGAGAGTTCCAGGAAGCAAGTTACGTGCTGAAACCCGAAGCCCTGCGTGCGTTGGCTGTTAAACAATACGCCAGTCCTACAATGCCTGATCCAGCTGTGTCTTTCCAACCAATGCAAAAGACAAGTCCTATCTACAACATAACAGTATAAAATGTCTAAATAAAATAAATGTACAGCGTCACTAAATTACATAGCCGTATATCAACTGAGATGTCTCGTAACCGTCGTAGCTCAGTTGCTGATGTAATTGACGAAGTTTTTAACATTGATGTGCCTGTAGTTGAAGAACAACCAGTAGTTGAAGATCAACCAGTAGTTGAAGAACCGGTAGCCGAAGAAACACCAGCAGTTACTGAACCGGTTACTGAAGAAACACCAGCAGCTACTGAACCAGTAGTTGAAGAAACACCAGTAGTTGAAGAAACACCAGTAGTTACTGAACCGGTTACTGAAGAAACATCAGCAGTTACTGAACCGGTTACTGAAGAAACATCAGCAGTTACTGAACCAGTAGTTGAAGACCAACCAGTAGTTGAAGAAACACCAGTAGTTACTGAACCGGTAGCCGAAGAAACACCAGCAGTTACTGAACCGGTAGCCGAAGAAACACCAACAGTTACTGAACCAGTTACTGAAGAAATACCAGTAGTTACTGAACCGGTGGCCGAAGAAACACCAACAGTTACTGAACCAGTTACTGAAGACCAACCAGTAGTTGAAGAACCGGTAGCCGAAGAAACACCAGCAGTTACTGAACCGGTAGCCGAAGAAACACCAGCCCCAACAACAAGTCCAGTTTCAGAAACTGCCGAAGTCCCACTATGTCCAAAATGTGGAAAACCTTGTCCATTCTGCACTGCGTAAAAAATGTGGCATATGAGTATAAAATGGCAGGTAAATGGTTGGCACATGTCAAGAAGACAATGAAGAAGATGGCAGGACAAAAGAAGTCCATGGGCAAGAAATGGTTCTCCCATGTCCTCAAGAGTGCTAAGAAAACATACCACGGAGGTGCATCCGATTCCTCATCTGACTCAAGCTCAGACAGCGAATCTGCACCAACTGGAGGAAAGCGTCGTCGCACTCGTCGTCATCGCAAGTAAGTATTTTCAGAAAAAATGATTGTAAGTAACATATAAATACAAAATGGGTGGCGGTCTATTACAACTCGTTGCTTATGGTGCGCAAGACGCATACCTCTCTGGAAACCCTCAAATCACTTTCTGGAAAGGTTTGTTCAAACGTCACACAAACTTCGCGATGGAACCATTTCGCATTAACTTAGCTGGTGAAGCCGCTTGGGGTGTCAAACATTCTGCTTTAATTCCTCGTCATGCCGACTTATTGTATTCTACTTATCTCGAAGTCGTTCTTCCCCCACAAGCAGTTATGAACAACGATCAAACTCGTTTGGGCTACAATCTTCTTAGGTATGTAGAACTTGATATAGGTGGTCAAATGATTGACCGTTTATACGGTGAATGGCTCTTCTTATGGGACTGCTTGAGCTCAGATATCCAAACTGGTATCAAACTTCACCAAATGGTTGGTGATGGTGCATATCCTTCAGGTGCATACGCTGTTCCAAGTTCGTCAAACTGTATAAATGGACAAAGCAATCAACCTGCATTACCTAATACATTATACATTCCACTCAACTTCTTTTACACTCGTAATCCAGGTGCTGCCTTACCTTTGATCGCCCTTCAATACCACGAAGTCAAAATTAATATCCAATGGCAAGACTCAAAGTTTATAGCAGGAGACTTTAGAAACGCAAGCACTTTAGCTCAACCAGTCCAAGCTGCAGTCTACATTGACTACATTTACTTAGACACCGAAGAACGTCGTCGTATGGCCCAACAATCCCACGAATACTTGATTGAACAAACTCAATACAACGAAGACAAGGGATTATCCTCTTACGCTAATCGTATTGACTTGACATTCAATCACCCTGTCAAGGAACTTGTTTGGGTTGTTCAACCTACTTCTTACACAAACTGTCATTATGCTACTCAATTTTCACATTATCGTCTCCAACCATTTACTTACGATATAGCAGCAGTTGCAAGTCAACGTCTTCAAATCAACGGCCAAGATCGTTTGGATGGACGTTACGGAGATTACTACAACATGGTCCAACCTTATCAACACCATACCGGTTCTCCAGGTGTTACTTACGTAGGAAGCGGTCAAGTCTACAACAATTACCAACCAGGTATTTACATGTATTCATTCGCCTTGAAACCAGAAGAACATCAACCTTCAGGAACATGTAACTTCTCTCGCATTGACACTGCTACTTTGGTATTGAACTTAGCAAATAGCGTAACAATTGTTCCTTCTTCTGACCAAACTTATGATATTCGTGTATATGCAGTCAACTACAACATTCTCCGTGTAATGTCCGGTATGGGTGGATTAGCATACAGTAACTAAACGTGATATAGTTTAACTTAAAGTAAAAAACACATAATAGGGTTCAACCAAACCCTGGTATGTTTTTTATTGAACTTTTAGGTTACTAATCGAATGACATTATGATATCTTCCATGTTCACTGTTGATTCCTTCTCTTCTTCTTCGTGGATCAATCGTTGTACAGCTTTACGGTCTTCTTCGAACATTGAATGGTCTTCTTCCGTTCCTTCAGGCAACTTGGTTTCGTCAATCAGAATGTCAACTATACCTGTTCCAGACGGAGGTTTCTGTCCGAACATGATGTTGGCCGAAACACCTTTCATGTTATCCAGTTCACCGGACAATGCAGCGTTGAATAAATGTTTAGCCGTTTCTTCAAATGACGACTTCGTAAGAACTCCGCTTTCTTCGTCTTGGGACATACCTACACGATTTGCTTTCAGAAAGAATCCAGGGAATGTCATTGCATCAACTAGTGTAATCAAGTGATGATAGTTAATTGTTTGACGCGAGAAAGCGCTCTTGAATTCACGTAATAAAGCTACTCGTGCAGTTTCAATTCCAAATACTTGCAATACTTCTTCAATATCGTTGGAGAACGTTCTGAAGGGATCTGTGTTTGGAATAATTGATAAATCTAATAAGTTTGTTCCTTCTACGTCCAACACATACTGCTTTTCGGCAACATATCCTCCTACTTTTTCGGAATACACCAGCTCTTCTTTGAGTTCACGAGGATATACTCTGCCTACTCCGTCCACTCCCGTAAGAATAGTGTCCAGCAACTTTTCTTCCATGAATCTCAAAGCCATTACGTTCTTCACTAAATCTGCAGAGAACAGGATGCGCATCACAAGTTTGCCTGGAGCAGCGTTCGTGTCGCTGTGCACACACTCAATCACTTTCAAGACTTTATTGTTTTGGATCTTGGCTGCAATCATAGTCATATCAATAACGTTTCTTGCTGCCATTTCCTGTTCATCCAAATCTAATCTGATAATCCATGGCGATGTACATAATTGAGTATTTGTAACCGAGAACTTTTGGTAAGAAAGCAGAATGTCTCTGTCTTCTTGGACATAAGTGCTGTCAGATAAAGGATTAGGATCGTAGTATATTCTTATAGATTTAGTGATGTCTCGTAAAGTCGTCTTTTGGATTTCTTTCATTTTAGATAAAGCCTGATCGTAAGAACCAGCTATACTTGGGTCCAAATACACTATATTCATTGGAGTTTTGGGGTTCGACGAAGCGTCCAATAACTCAACAATACGCGGAACACCTTCAGTTGCATTGGCTGCAGCAGTTCCTGTAGAGTGGAAAGTATTGAGCGTTAATTGCGTCGTAGGTTCCCCAATAGATTGTGCCGCCAAAGTTCCGACCATTTCGCCTGCATGGACATTTGATTTCGTATACTTGAAATGGATATCTTTCAACATCTCGTCAAACATATCTTTGGTGAGGCGCATCTTGATAATTGATTTCTTCGGTGCAAAGTTGTATCGCATCATGATATGAAACAGTCTGTTATGAGAAATCCATGATTGAGAACAGAATTTGTTCAATTCTGATACGACATACGCAGGAGTTAAGTCGGTCTTTACAGAGTAAGGATTCTGGTATTTTTGAATTATTCTTCCAAAATGGACAGGAACAACAACGTTATCGCTTTTTACGTATCTGAACACGTTCTTAATTAAGACTTCACGGTCACGTAATATTTCGTCTACCATATCAGGAAATTCAGTTACGTCTCCTTTTACAACTGCAGTTACATCATCGGCAGCCAACGCAAAATCACGGTAAATTTGTTCCATGGTCATCAAACCTAATTCTATTTCTTGCTTTTCCACACAAGTAGATTCAATTCCGTCTCCTCCATACTTGAACTGAATTATGGCTCCGTTAACTCCGCGGACAGTTCCGTCGTATTCTACATGCAAATCTTCCATTGTCTTCACTAATTTACGTTGAATGTATCCTGAATCTGAAGTTTTTACAGCTGTATCAATCAACCCTTCACGACCGGCAATAGCATGAAAGAAGAACTCGTAAGGAAGAATACCTCCAATGAAACTACTTTCAACAAATCCACGTGATTCCATACCATCGTCGTATCTTGGAAAGTGTGGCAACGAACGATCTTGTAATGAATCTTGGACTCGTTTTCCTGTAACGTATTGCTGACCTAATAAAGCCATCATCTGGACGATGTTAATATCCTTTCCCTTGGCTCCTGATTTCACCATCTGTGATAAATGGTTATCGTTGGGAATGTTCTTGGTAACTAAAGCCATGATTTCGCTGTTTGCAGTAGAAATTGTGTTTGAAATCTTTGTTTCAAGTTCTTCTCCGTCAGTTTTGCCGTTAGGTTCATGCAAGAAAGATCCATCGTGAACAGAAGATAAGATTTGTGATACTTTTTCTTTTGCTTGTTGGATCCTGTTCTTAACAAATTCAGAAGTTTCAATAGATGCAATTAAATCTGAAGGACCAACAGAGAATCCAGAAAACAAGTTGTATTTGGTAACGATATTCTGAATTTCGTTGATGAATTGTCCTGCTCGTTGTGGCCCAAAGTCGTTGAAAATGACGTGAATCATACCTTTTGACGTGTCTCCGTAAGCTTCGCTGTCCATTATTCCCGATAACAACTGACCATCTTCGACTTTGATTTTTGATTTCAAATTCATTAGAGGGAACGTGCTTGAAAACACTTCGCGTCCTGTAATTTCCCTGTCTTTGCGGCGATACGCAGACAAGGGTTTCTTCATTCTAGCCATGATGTTCATAGCTATATGTTCAGGAATACGAACTTTGTCTTGAGATAATCGGTAAGAACCTGTCAACGTGTCTTGAATAATTTGAATGATAGGAGAGTTGGTTCTTGGAGACACGATTTGACGAAGGACAGATGCCAAATATTTCAGTTCAACGGCTGCTGCGATACTTTGTGGAACGTGCATGTTCATTTCGTCACCATCAAAGTCAGCATTGTAAGGTTTTGTTGCCGAAACGTTCAAGCGGAAAGTAGAGTAAGGAAGAACACGAATACGGTGACATTCCATTGAAGCTTTGTGCAATGAAGGTTGACGGTTAAAGAGAACTACATCTCCATCAATCAAGTGACGATGAACTGTATCTCCCGGCTTCAAATCTATGGTTTCAGGATTAATGAACTTCAAACTGATTCCGCGATTATCCACTTTGTTGTAGACCGATTTGGCTCCTGGGTACTTTGAAGGTCCGTTACGGACGTAAGACATCAAACGGTCACGATTGTAAATTGTGACAATTTCAGGAAACGTCAAGTTTCTTGCAATTTCTTCAGGGACACCCAATTCGTCTACGTCAATGTTTGCATCTGGAGTAATGACCGAACGAGCAGAGAAGTCTACGCGCTTACCCATCAAGTTTCCTCGGACACGACCTTGTTTTCCACCTAATCGCGACTTCAATGTTCTCAAAGGTCGTCCTGATCTTTGGGCAGCAGGTGTGATACCCTTGATATCGTTGTCTACATACGTAGCTACATAGTACTGAAGCAATTGCGTATGTTTATCGATGGTATCTGCTCCGTCACCCTTGTCAATACTTGCTTGTAATCGCTGGTTGTTTCGGACAATATCAATCAAGATATGCGTCAAATCATCTTCCATGCGCTGGTTGTCGTCCATGATAACCGAAGGACGGACGGTCAATGGAGGAACAGCCAATACAGTGCACACCATCCAGTCTGGACGACTGAATTTAGGATTCAAGCCAATGAGTTCTACATGTTTATCCGTGATACGCTGTAAAGTTCGCAATACCATTTCAGGTTGAAGAGGAACAGGCTCTGCTTCTTCGTCAAACGTCTTTGCTTGGAGTTTCAATACAGTTCCTTCTTCTCGCATCACCTTGTAAATTGCAGGAGTTCCACAGTGTGCGCATCCTGAAGCCTTCAATTCTTTCTTCGTGTGATCGGCTGTAAGTTTATACACTTCATTGAATCTGGTGAGACCACTTACTCGTTCAGCTATCGCTTCTAATTCAGTTTCTGGCAAGTAAGGAATAGAACAGCTGTGGCATACTAATTGAAGAACTTTAATTAATGGATCAATGAATTGGTATAAATATACAGGTCTGGAAAGTTGAATGTGACCAAAGTGACCGGGACACAGAATATTGGTTTGCTTACATGTTGGACATACTTTACCGTTTTCAATGACTCCGAATCTTGCATCAAATACACCGTTGGGCACAGGCTTCTCAGCTTGATACGTTTTATCGGTAGTGACTTGAACTACACTTCTTTTTGCAATTTCCTCTGGGTTGGCTATGCCGAATTGAACACCTATGATGACGTCTCCCATTCTTATAGTTAACAAGTATTGTCTTTATATTGTTCCATTTTTAAGCACGGGCCGTTTTTACCGTTAGTTTCCAAAATTCGTCATCGTTCAAGATTTCACGGACCAGATCTTTAGGATACTTTTCTTCCAGCGACATCGTCCATCCTTCAAACTCGGGTCCGAGACGTTGCAAAAACTTCTTCTTGTCTTTGACTTTCAAGTGTTTCAATTGGTAAAATATATCGTGACAAAAGTTCTTTACTAAAAGCCCATTATCGCTTTCGTCACGTAACGTTCGAACAGCTTTGTACCATTCATCCATTTGAATTTTCAAACGAAAGAATAATGAAGTTAAAAACCATTCGTCGTTCTCATCGCAAGGAAAAGAAGTTTGATGCGGTGTTCGTCCAAGACAACGGACGAGAAAAAGTTGTTCCTTTTGGTCAAAAAGGGTATTCTGATTTCACCAAACACAAGAA